AGCGGCCACCTCTGTAGCTCCGGTGCCTATGGAGAGGCTGATTTGCTGACCCGTGATGGCGATGCCGTTGCCTGTCACAGTGGCAGCGGCATGCAGCGCGGCTTTTTGGGCGTCCGTGACATAGTTGTCGTCGGCTCCAAGGGCGGATGCGTAGGCGGTGCTCGCGGTGTAGGCCGCCGTGCCGAGGTTGCCGATATTGGTTTTCTCAGCGTCGGTGACGTAGTTGTCGTCCGCTCCAAGGGCGGATGCATAGGCGGTGCTCGCGGTGTAGGCGGCGGTGCCGAGGTTGCCGATATTGGTTTTCTCCGCGTCGGTGACGTAGTTGTCGTCCGCTCCAAGGGCGGATGCGTAGGCGGTGCTCGCGGTGTAGGCGGCGGTGCCGAGGTTGCCGATATTGGTTTTCTCCGCGTCGGTGACGTAGTTGTCGTCCGCTCCTTTTGCCGGTTCCGCGTCCGTGATGCCGTAGCCTACGAGCGTCGTCGGCTTCCCGGTCACGCTGCCCCATGCGATTTGCAGGCCGGAGAGCACCCACGTCTTGATCGCCGTGTAGGTGAACTTCCCCAACACCCCGCCACTCAGCGCGGGCGCGATCTCGTCGCCGGTGATCGGGGCGATCGTGGCGGCGGCGGTGATGGCGGTGATCGTTCCGGCTGGGCCGACGAAGAGGGGCGCGGGGTCTTCCGTGGTGAAAATGGGGACGCTCGTGTTGGAGGAGCGGGTGATGTCGCGGGTTAAAATGTAAGCGGCGGGTCCGGCGACGGTGCGGGTTTTTCCTTCGTGGGCAGTGCCGGGTAGGCCGGTGGCTTGGATGTCATAGATGTAGGTGCCGGGTGTGGCCTCGAATGCTAGATCTCCGGTTTCCGGGTAGTCGGCCTCGCGGTAGGTGTCGGCGCGGAGGATCTCCAAGACGGCGGTGCTGCCGCTGACCGTGATGCCGTAGCCGTTGGATGCTTTTTGGAGGAGAGCAGCCGCGTCCGCATCGGTATCGGCGGCTTTGATGGTGAGGGTGAGCGACCAGTCTGCGGCGGGGGTGAAGGGCAGTCCTTTCCACTGCATGGGGATGCGGTAGGTGGCGGAGTCTCCGATGTTTTGGATGAGGCTCATGCGAGATTATGCGGTGGGAGGTGCTGATTCGGTGGGAGGTGCCTGCTCGCCTTCCATGCCTGGGGCGGCGGGCGGAGCGATGAGACCCATTTGCTGGGCAAACATGATGAAGGGCTGCTGGAGTTCCGGGGGGAGCAACGCGGCGATGGAGGCGGCATCGGTGACGGGCTCGCGGATGATCTGGTCTGCACCATGGAATCCGAGGGACTGCAATGCTTGGATAAAGATGGGGCGGGTGGCGGCTTTCTCTGGCTCCGGCAAGGCGAGATAGTCTTTGATGAAGGTGATGGCACCCTGGGCGCTCTGGAGCTTGGTCTGGTTCTGCGCCTGCGTCATGGTGAGGCTGACGTTCATGCGGAGGCCTCGGACGTCATTGCGGGCGATCTGGAGCAGTTCCGGGACGCGACCTTCCGACCAGGTGAAGGTTTCGTCTGCGTCTTGGTTGGCGTAGAGCAGGTGGATGGCGCAATCGAGCGGACGGGCGAGAGCGTCTTTGATTTCATCGATGGGCCATTTGAGGAGCGTGGCGCCACGGGAGATGATTTGATTGACGCCGGTGGCGGTGTTGATCTCCGGGACGCCGGAGAGTTCGCCTTGGGAGGCGGAGGTGATGCCGGTGCGGCTCTGAGCCATCTGGACCATCATCTGCATGAGGTCGATGGTACGGGAGTTGGCATCCGGCACCGTCATGGTGGTGAAGGCGTCATCGATCTTGGCGCCGGGTTTCAGCTTCCAAGTCTTGCGGATGCCGAGCATGACGTCGGACTCTTCCATGTCCTCATCGAAGACCGACATATCGATACCGGTGATGGGTTCCGCGGCGAGACGGTCCCGGTGGATGGTTAGATTGAACTGCTCATCGATGAAATCGTCCACGTCCTCGAAGCGCTCGAAGTATCCCTTGCCAGCGATGCGGTTGGGGATCTTGAACCATGGGATGGCGAAGATGGGCAGGATGCCTCCGGGGGTCTGGTTGGCGAGGTAGTCCAGGGTGAAGATCTGGCGGAGCATGGGGGAGAAGACGCACCAGATTCGGATGGGCGAGCCGTCTGCGCCGTAGGGGTTCACGCGGAGGTATCCCTCGCAGAGGAGGATGGCTGGGTTGGCATCCGGTTCTTCCAGCGAGCGCTCGGTGGGGGAGGCCTCGGCGCGGTGCTCGCGGGGGGTGTGGAGACCGTCCTTTTCGTTGTTGATGAGGCTGAGAGCGGCGGTGTATTGATCGTTGGTGAGGTTGTAGATGCGCTTGGCATCCAGCAGGCCGACTTGGAAGCTGTGGAAGACATCAGTGTGGAGCAGTGACATCTCTGGGGCGGTGGGGTCAAAGGCGATGTCGTTGTAATCGATGCAGCGGGCTTCGAGGTTGTCCCAGATGAGAGATTGATCCTCCACGAGCATTTCCTGCCAGCCCATGGCCATTTCCGCTTCTTGATCGTCTGGGGTGACGTAGGAACCGTCTGCTTTGAGGATTGGCATTCCGTCCTCGCCGAGGGCGACGGTCTTGATGGATTGGAAATCCTCGATCTCCTTGCGCCATGTGAGCTTGGGGAAGGCGGTGCCAAGCTCGCAGGCGAGACGCAGGCAGTCGATCAAGCAGGACTTGAGGGAGGTGTTCTTGAACTTCCAGTGCGCGTGGCGGGTGATGGTGGTGCCGAGAGTTTCGTCATCGACGCCTTCTGGAACGGCGGAGAACCACGGGGAGGTGCCGAAGATGTCGTCACGGGCTTGGGCAAAGGCAAAATCCGCGAAGCCGGAGACGAGGCCGAGGGTGCGGTTGGATTTGTCGAAAATGGAGAGCGGGGCGTCGGTGACGTCGCGGTTGGGTGCGCCTTTGCGGTCTTGAAGATTCCCCTCGGAGCGGCGTTCGCAGGAGGAGCGTTTGGCTCTCCAGCCGGTGAGGGCGGAGATATAGGCCTCGTAGCGGGATGTGGCGTATTCCGAGAGCCAGTCCATCTGATGCTCCTTGAGGGAGATGGCGAGGGCGGTTTTTCCCTTGGGGAGACGCTTGCCGGGGGCTTTACCTGGCTGAAGGAAGCGTGTTTCCCGCTCGCGCTTGGCGGAGTCTGCGTGGGGATTTTCAACGAAGAGAGACATCGCGGGGAGCGTAGGGGGTGAAATTATTTTTGGGAGTGGCGCGAAATAAAGTTGACGGGCTTTGCGGTTTCGCCAACGGTGGCGGTGAGGAAAGACACCATGCTATTGCTCAAGACAGGAACCCGCTATGATGCCAAGTGCAGTTTTGAGGACAGACATGTCCTGAAGGCGGCGGGCTTCCAGTGGGATGCTGCGGCAAAGGCATGGTGGACGACGGATGAGTCCTGCGTGGCGCGGCTGCGGAGTCTGACTCCTGAGCAGGTGGACATCCACGAGAGCGCGGTGCAGGCGGAGATTTCGATTCCTGCGACATGGGAGGGGCATCCGTCCTGCGCGACCGATGGGCCGGAGGATATTCCGTGTCCTCCTGGGCTGGCGTATCTGCCTTACCAGCGCGGCGGGATTGCCTATGCGCGTGGGAAGAACGGGGTGCTGATTGCGGATCAGCCTGGACTTGGGAAGACGATTCAGGCCATCGGCATCCTCAACGACGAGCCGGTGCGGACGGTGTTGATCATTTGCCCTGCATCGATCAAAGAGAACTGGCGGCGTGAGGTGGACAAGTGGCTGAACTACTACCTGCCAGTGCATGTGGTGGAGAAGGCGGCGCATCCTCTGCCGAAGAAGGTGGGCGTGTTGATCGTCAACTACGACATCGTGGCGAAGCTGCGGCCGAGGCTGGATCTGGTGGAATGGGACGTGCTGGTGTGTGACGAAAGCCATCTCACAAAATCCCAGACGGCTAAGAGGACGATTGCAATCCTCGGAGCGAACGGCAAAGGCGGCATTCGGGCTGGCAAGCGGATCTTTCTGACGGGCACGCCGGCGGAGAGTCGCCCTGCGGAGTTGTTCAGCGTGTGCCATGCGCTGAGGCCGGATCTATTCCCCTCGTGGCTGGACTTCGCGTTTCGGTATTGCGGGGCGTATCAGAGCAAGTATGGACTGGATGCGCGGGGCGCGACGAACGTCGGGGAGTTGCAGGCGGTGCTCAGGGAGAATTTCATGGTCCGCCGGAAGAAGGAGGACGTGCTCAAGGATCTACCGCCGAAGGTGCGGGTGCGGGTGACACTGCCGTGCGACAAGAAGCTGCGGGCGCAGGTGGACGCGGAGCTGGCAGCCTACCAGCGCGAGCGGGCATTGATCGAGAATCTGAAGCAGCGCGGCGCGAGCTTGGAGGATGTGCAGATAGCGAAGAATGCGGCACAGGCACGGATGCGTGACCTGCGAGTGGTGACCAGCGCGGGCAAGATGCCGATGGCGCTGGAGTTCATTCGCAATGCGGCGGCACAGGAGAAGGTGGTGATTTTCTGCAAGCACCACGCGGTGCTCGATGTGCTGGTGAGGGAGTTTGGCGAGCGGGCGGAGTGCATCTCCGGCAAGACGCCGACACATGAGCGGATGGCGCTGGTGGACCGTTTCCAGAGTGACCCTGAGTGCGCGGCGTTTATCGGACAGATCGATGCGGCGGGGGTGGGTCTGACTCTCACGGCGTCTTCCCATGTGATCTTTGTGGAGTATGATTGGCGGCCGGGTGTGATCGAGCAAGCCTCGGATCGATGCCATCGCATAGGTCAGACGGACTCCGTGACTTGCTCCTACTTGGTGATCGAGGATAGCCTCGATGACGTGATGCTTTCTTCCATTAACAAAAAACGAGAGACCCTGAATGAAACGCTCGATATACAAACCCGCTAGTGTCTATGCCCCATCGCTACCCTTTCCGATGCCTGAGCCGCAGCGGAGTCTGGCCATGAAGATTCTGATCGAGGAGGCGAAAGCCGCGAAGGTGCCGCCTGCGATGCTGGTGACGCATCTGCCGCATGCGGAGGAGATGAAGTTGACGGCGATCCGTTGCCGAGTGGTGCAGCGTATCCATGCCGAGGTGGAGGGCGCGGGGCTGCGTATGCTGGCGCGGGCGTTCAGGCGGGATTGTCGGAGGATTAAGGATCTTATTGATGGGGTGTATGGGAAGAAGAGAAACGCACACAACGCCTGTGAGCACACGACCCCACGAAACGAAGCCTAACGACTATGAACACCGAGAACCAAAATCGAAGTCAAGAAGTGTCACCAACAAAAGTGCGAGGGGTTGTCGATGTGCCTCGGCTTGTTGGGCGGCAATATCGCGTTACGTGGCGGTGGGTTGACCCTAAAAGCCCTCGTCATGGTGATCTGGTCGAATCAAATTATTATGGTCCAATCGGATCTGCCAGAGTTTTTTGGAAGCGCCACTTTCCGCGCTCACCCGTTGTCAGGGTGAGGATGACTTACCCGTTCAAGCGCAAAAGTCTGCCTAACGAT